CGCCCTTTTTAAGAGCAATTCCAAATGCATCATATTTTGCCATGAGTTACTCCTTTTACTAATTTATGCTAAAGTTGGCTGTGATGTAATTTTTAATTTTACTGCTGCAGTTAATGCTCCATCAACAGGAGCTTGTGGCTCAAATCCAATTACATAACCTGAGAATTCCCATTCAGTATCATCGGGAAAAATCAATTTGAAGAATGAGTAAATCTTATCTTCCAGCCGATAAGTTAAACCTGTAGATGCATCATGGGTAGCATGCGCCGGATCAAACACAAGATCCATAGGAACTTCTCCGCTTCGAATAATGGTTGCAACTAATTCTTCAAATGCAGTTGCTTGGTCATGGGTGGTTACATCCTCTGTATCTACAGACAAACTAGGACCTCCGAGATTTTTTACATTAGCAGTTTCTACCTCGGCAACTCCGCCCACTCCAATTTCGCTGGCATTATCATCAGTCAATCCTTCACATGTGCCAGCGTCTGCATAGGCAATATTCAATGTTCCATCATTGGTCGCAGCTTCAATCAACCTGACATAAAGATTGATCCCAACGGCATAAGCAACCATCCATGCTTTAACGTCTGCATCAAGATTTAATGCTGCTGCAGCTTTTGTAACCACATCAGCAGGAAGATCATCTTCAGCCAGTGCGACTACAACAGTTTTAGGAGTGTTTGACATTCCGGCAGCGGTAATTACAAATTCTGAGTTGCCCGCTACGGTAATTCCGGCATCGGTATCACAAACAATTATTGCATATTCTGTTTGTTGAGTTCCAACAAATAGTTCTGAATCAAACCCTGCTTGTTTTGACATTATTTACTCCTTTCTTTTATCTTGAAAACTCGATATTGATTATTACGCCGGCGAATTTCGAGAACAATATTTTTATAAGTCCACAGCACTATCAAGTTGTTAATACCGTTTCTTTTCTCAGTACCAATCACTTTTGTTTTTCTGGGCTTGCCAATTAAATCTAATACTTCATCGGCTGACTGGCCTACCTTTATTTCATCAAGTCGCCTTTGTCGTAATTTAAGCATTAGCTTTCCTCATACCAGACAGTATAATCGCTCCGGCTACGATGTAATTTTGCTTCCGGAATATAATCCGGGGCTTCATCTTTTGCCAATGCAGCCCTAATAGTTACTCCTCCAATTATTCCTGTTTTTCCATTCAAAGCTGCTCGGACCTGATCTGTAATTGCTTTTGCTTCTTTTCCTGTTTCGGCCCATGCATCGAATTGGAACCTGGGAGAAGTAAGATCTCCAGTAGCGCCTGAAGTATCATGAGTCAATATCCTGGGCGTGGATATCCTTTGATAAGTCAGACAAGGTATTGTTTCTCCTTGAGGGATTCTCGTTGGAAATACTCGATCACCAATTAATAAAATCAGCCCAGCATATCCTTCTAAATAAGTGGCAATCCCTGCTTCTAAATCAGTCATTTAGTTGCCTTGAATAAACTGTCGACTAGGACAACCGCTTGCTTATCTTCTTGATAAGCAGCTAGTCGTTTTGCCCATTTAATAAAATCTTCTCCAGGCATATCTCTTTTGCTCCAATTACACATTGAGCAACAGGGAACTACGTTGCCCTCCTCGTAACCAATAGAATTATCAATCCTGTCAATTCCATTATATGGATACTGCTCGCCGGTTCGCTTGTTAATCCAGTTATTAGAGTCCACTTCTCCGCAATAAAAACATGGGCTGTGAATCAGCTCTATAAATTCATCACGAGTCAACTTGAATGCTAATCCTCTTGTAGAAGCATGTTTTTTGTAATTATATAAAACACTTGTTATAAATGTCTTTGATCTACCCATCCGCGAGCATCCGCAAGAGCGAGTTCCTCCTCCTATGACATTGGAAGCCTGTACAATAATCTCTCTGCCACAATCACAAAGTAACTTCCAAGATGTCCTCCTGCTATTATTAGGAATACGCTCAACAAAAGTCAATTTCCCGTATTTCAATCCAGTGTAATCTTTATGAAGTGGCATTGTCTAAATTTCTCCATATTTCTGTTTCTACCGCACTTACTATTTTATCCGTGTTCTCGTCAAGAGCGGGTCTTAAGTATGGCCTTGCCGGAATATGAACCAAATTTGCAAATATCCTTTCCCCGGCCTCATTTACCCAGCTCAACATTTTGGCAGCAACGGGTTTAATAATTCCACCAAGTTCATGTATCCTGGCATAAATAACAGCGCCAGGTCCAATGTCGGCCCATGCTCTTGTCGGCGTTTGTTTCCCTTCAGAAACATTAATCGCATTAACTAAGTGGCCAGTTCTAATATTTAAATGCTCTTTTCCGCCTTTTGAGGCATTTATTTTTGCATGCCCTTCAACCACATGCCCACCAGCTTTGGCAGAATCCATAAGCATTGCCCCGGTAATAGCTTTCCGGACACTATCGAAATTATCTTCTAAAACAATTACTTTTCCTTTATTTGCCATGTTAAGTCTCAATTATCTTCAACAGTAAACGAACGCCAGAGGGACCTTTTTGGATAGGACCCACTATGTCATATACCAACGGCACCCCTAACGCCTCTCCGTACCTCTTTGTTACCTTCAGGCGGTCTTTAAGACCAGGAGCGGTTGCTATTGGGAGACGAATTGTGGCATCATAGTTGATAACTGTTTTATCTGTTCCATGCCTTTCGCTTCCAGGCCTCATATCTAACCCACAAATTAGAGCAGCACTATCAGCCGGCCATGTTTGAACCTTTTCATTATGGTCATCTCTGGTTTCAACAACAGCTTGAAGAACACAAATATCCATCATGTGCTCATCTTGTGCTGCTCTCATATTTGTTAAATCAGCGGTAGAAAACATTATTATTCTTCAGATCCATCCGGGGTAAATGGACCGGGTCCTGCAGGGGGATCTGGACCTTCTTTTTCAATGGGTTTCGGGGGATCCGAGGTTTCCGGGGCAGGATCATCATGGGTCAATATATCTTCAGCAGAAAGGATTTTTTCAGCAGCTTCTTCTTCCTCGGTTGCATCCCTGACAACCGGCTCATCTACAGGGGGATCACCTGCAGCAGGATTTTCTGGCTCCGGGGGAGCTTCAGGAGGAACTTCAGGCTCTGGACGAGGAGGAACTTCTTCCTCTTCCAAAGCTTTTAGATATTTCTTAACATCTGGTTTAGTGATCTGGCCATTTCTGCCAGTTCCTTCAATTAGTGCAGGATCTATATCAAATTTCTTGATAAGGCCTCGCGCAGGACCACTCACATGAATAGCAGATTCTGCTTGTGGAGCGTCTCCTGGATCCAGGGCTTCTTCTTTATTCTTTTTTACGATTTCTGCCACTGTAGGATCAGGAACAACTTCCTTTCTCTTAGGTGGTTTATATCCCTCAAGATCTACAAAACCTGCCCTTTTAAGAAGGTTGATCTTATTGGGATTTGCTTCTGCTACATCTCGGACAATTCCGGTTTTGGGATGAATCATTTTAATCATTTAATGCCTCCTCTAAAGATACTCTAGGCTCTACCAACAACTCTATGGTTTTGGCTGATCTTTTACTAGAATGAAATCTGGATTTTCCTAAGAATTTTTCTTCTTTTTGACTACGGGTAAAGCGTCCGCCATCTGCCTGGAAATCAAATTCATCGGCAACGGCACCTGCCTTTTCTTCCCAAATGTCTGCAGCTGCAGCATGTAAATCGTAGGTTGGGATCCAATTATCTTTTTCAGATATCGTAGGAGGTTCGGTAGTATAGTCTACCTCCCGAGGATCTGTTCCGAGAACATCAATCAAAGGATATCTTTCGATATACTCATCGATCAATTCATTGGTATAGGTGTCCTCAGTCGATTCGTCAACCATGCGCCGAAGTTTAGCAGCCATAGCAGCATCTGCAGACATATTAACTCTCCTTATTGGTCAAAATAAGCTTATTGAGCTAAATCAGCCAATCGGAGGTATTTGAGCAACAGAACTGCTTTCAACCCGGTTGAAACTTGGGCTGCGCTTGTTACGGTCAAGTAGGCATCAGCTGCCCAAGCAAGCCCACCAGGGGATGCTAATTGAGCTTCAGAAGCAGTGTCCTTATCAACAACCTGCCAAACGGTGCCGGCAGTTTTATCCATTGCCATTGCTGACATAAGGTCGGAAGCGTCTGCATCTTCAGCACCGACCCCAATGTTGAAAGTAGAGGTCAAAGTTGATGCCACCTCGAAGTATAAATAACCTTCGATAATGAAAAGAGCCTGGCCTTCAGGATTCAACACCTGGCCAACTAACCCAGCAGCTACAGCATTTCCAACAAGATTGATTTTTAAAAAATCTGATTGAGCATATTCTTGATCAAGTACGACTGTCATAATATTACTCCTCAGCCTTGGATGAATCCAGGGCTTAGATTTTAATTTTGGTTACTTATTATTCTGCTACTGTTGCCATTAACATACCTGACTGAGTACCCGTTCCAGTCTCGGCTTTGAGTACATAGGTCAAAGGATCAGCAACTGCTGTACATCCAACTACACAATTTTCCTGCCCACGCATTAAGAGCTGATGAGCTACAGCACAATTATCATCAATAGCTACTGATAAATCATTACCACCATTGAGATTCCAGAACAAACAATTCTCAAACTGAATAGAGAATCCTTCATTATTGATATCAACATCTACATAAACCAGAACATGATTTACAACAGATGACCAGGAGAGGAATTCACAATCAATAAACTTGTTACGCTGATTGTCTCCTGCTCCCTTATGCATCCAGAATCCATAGGATGCACCTGTACGTAATGAAGTTGTTTGACCAATTGTGCATCGGATGAAAGT